TTACGGGGTAATGCCAACCGCTGCCGCCACTTTGTCGCCACTTGGCAGCGTTGCCAGAGGATTGAAACGGAGCGCCGTTTCCAGATGATCCGGTGCCAGATGTGCGTAACGCATAGTCATTTTTATATCGTGGTGTCCGAGAATTTTTTGTAAAGCCAGAATGTTTCCACCCGACATCATGAAGTGCGCCGCAAACGTATGGCGCAGAACGTGTGTGGGTTGACCGCGAGGGAGCACGATAGACGTTTTTTCCATCACGGATAAAAATTGAAAATAGCAGTCTGTGAAGAAATTGAACCCATCAAGCGCCATGATCTCTTCGTAAAGCTCTTTACTGATAGGGATGCTTCTGTTTTTCTTCCCCTTCGCTCTTACAAAGGTAATTCGGTATTTGGTCACCTGTGAGCGGGTAAGATTTACGTCTTCTCGCCAGCGTGCGCCTGTGCTTAAGCATATCTTAACTACCAGTGCCAGAATTGGGTCCTGACGTTTGCAATCAGCTAGTAATTCAACAATCTGCTCATGGGTAAGCCATGCCATCTCTTTTTCTGCGATGGTGAATTTTCGCATGTTCTCCAGTGGGTTCGGATACGACCATTCGCCCAGGCGGGATAGTTCGCTAAAAACACTACTTAGATAGCTTTGCTCCAGGTTAATGGTGACCGGGCTTGCTCCTTTCTTCCATTTCTCACTGAAGTAGATCTCACCTGTCAGGCGTTTATCTCGATAGTGGGCAAACATTTTAGAGGTTAGATCAGTTGCAAGGGGATTGCCCAGAGCGTCAACCATCAGCAGCAATTTGTCATAGACATGCTGCCCAGCAGTCAGAGATTTACCATGTAGTTTGAACCATAGCTCAACCACGTCTTTCAGTGTTCGACGATCCACTGATTCACCCAGCCAGGGCTTTGCTTCGGTTTCTTCCATCGTGTGACGCTCAAAAGCCAGTGCTTCGCCTTTGGTGGCGAATTGTTTACGCACACGACGCCCACTACGTCCGGCGGGGTAACATTCGCAAAGCCATTTTCCTGTGGTGAGTTTTCGTACTGCCATAATAAAGCCCTCATATCAGAGGGCTAAATTTAACTGTATGTTTGACCAGTGGTCAATGTATGGTTTAGTTTATTCAAACAATGCTTTTAATCAAATGATGTGGCCAGTTCAATTAATTCAATGTAATTATGTAAGGCATAAAAAGATGTATTCAGACCATTCTCTATAAGGGCTCCTTGCAAATACTTTATAGCTGTATCACCATCAATAGGGCCTTGTTGAGATATAATCATTAGTGAATTTTGCCCATTGTTTTTTATACTTGATTTAAGCATGTTTATATTATTAATAAAATACAATGCAACATCTAAGTAATTTATTAATGTTAAATTTATTTTGGGCTCAATCTGTGAGATGAATAATCTACTGCTCGCCGTTCTATAGATATAATTGACACCTATTCTTTGCTGATTTGTATCAAGATTTAATTCAAGGATGGCTTGAGAAACACCTTTTAAATTGGAGCTTTGCTTTATCGAATCAGTGAAACGTTGTGCTGCATTTCTTCGACCAATTAGTCCATCTATAATTTGACGTTCCTTATCATATATAATCATTAGCGAAATTATAAAAATATAATCTACTTTCTTTTTGACTAAATCAGATTTAAGAATGTCTATTAACCTTTCAGTATTTCGGATTGAGTCTCTTAGATTTAACCCAAATGCTTCAAATACGTTGGAAATATTTATTGAAAAGTCTTCTAATGTTGCTGTTAGTGGGTGTGTTTTTGATGTGATATTTTCAAAATCGGTACCAATATAATCACCAACAACACCATTAATTAAATCTTTAAGCTCAGGTTGTTTTAAAGTAAATCTTCTATGAAAAAAACGGCCTAAATAGTCATTTGCGGAAAAATCATTACCGTAAACATTCTTGATTGAATGTTGTAATTGATCTGTGTCAGTAGCAATAATAAAGACAAAATTTTTAATATCGAATATATGTTTAACAATCTCTAAAAGAGAAATTGCATAATCTGGCCTGCATCTGTCTAATTCATCTATAAAGATAAATATAGGACATGAAAAACTATTTTCATATGCCAACCTAGACCATAACGTTAGTTCTTTTTTTAATACCTTAATGCTCTTCAGTTTTTCCTGGTGTTCCTTCAGCATTATTAATGAGGCTTCTTTGGCTATATCACCTACGTTATCTACTCCTGCATAAGTCTTGATTAGGCCAGATATGATTTCAGGTAGAACACCTTTTGTAAAGCGTCCGATAGCATGGCCGCTTTGTATCAATCGAGCATCAAGTTTTCCTGCATATGTTTGCAATTGTTGTGACAAAGAAGAAAAAAGGGTTAAAAATGCATCATCAGAAAAGTCTTGCTTCCAGGCATCAATGTAAACGCATGGGTGTGCATCTTTTATTGAGTTATAAAATCTCTTTATGAAAAAACTTTTACCAGCTCCCCATTCTGCATTAAGGTTGATTACCGTGTTGTTCTTTTGCCCCTTTTCCTTAAGATAAAAATATAGATATTCTGCATAGTGTCTCCGATTAAGTTTGTCTTTGGAAAGAATTTCCTCTTCGTCGTCTAATATAAAGGTAGTTTCTTCATCCCAGTTCCAATTACAATCACCACATTTCACTATGAAGTCTCCATGAAAAATTTACTTAATGTAAACAACTTATAATAACTTTTGCAATAAACTCAATGTCTGTAAGCGAACATTCAAAAGAGTGATTTTGGGATGAAATATAAACTCGTCCTTTAGGTAGTCGAGTTATCATTCTAAATGAATTCTCTCCATCAATATTTACTAGCCACTTACCATCATGTACATCTTTAAAACCCATTTCACATATTAATTCAGAGTCTTCGGTAGATACTACGAATGCATTTTTTAAATTGGAAGGTAGAAAGCATGGGTCAAATAAATATGAGCCATCATTTATTAACTTGCCATTGATTAATACTTTTTTCACTAATGTTAAAGTATCTTTATTTTTTGCGTTTTTCATTTCTCCTGTACCAAATGAAATCCATTCAATAGAATGGCCCGTTTCTATTGCACACTGCAAAACCCAGTCTGCAGGAAAAATGTCACGCATGTATCGTGTGGCTAATGTGCTTTTTGAAATACCTAGGTGATCAGCTAATGCTTGGCGCGTTTTGTAACCGTAAGCCTCGACAATTCGTTCTATTGTTGCCTTACCCCCTCGGTTAAAATTCATGAGTTTTTCATTATCGAACTTTATAGTGGGAATGTATACTTCATTGCAAAGGCCATTAACGGCATGTTTTTCAGAATATTGCTCTGATGAAGGAGCAGTATCTGAACCAAGAACTAACCATTCAATTGATGCTCCTGTTTCTATGGAACATATAACAACCCAATCTGCAGGAAAGGTATTACGTGCATATCTGTTGGCCATAGTACTTTGGGAAATACCTAGATGATTACATAATGCCTGTCGTGACTTGAAGCCATAGGCTAGGAGTATACGCTCAATAACTTTTTGCCCTCCACGATTCTGCATAACTATTGCTTTCAGATCGTTTTTGATATGGCTAAATTTTAATTTTTGAGTTGACATATTTTTTACACCACAACAAATGCTTTACCAAGCATAAAAACATTCCTATATTACTCAAAGTACTTAACTGTTATGCTTATAATTTTTCCAATAATTTCGATTTCTTCTTTTTTACATTCGAAAGCCCTATTTCCACCTTCAACTAAGATTCTTCCACCAGGTAAACGAGTGATATCGCGGATTGTTACTTCGGCATCAATACTTATTACCCATTTGCCGTCACGAATATCGTTAAACTCTTTATCGCAAATAAAAACGGAATTGTTATCGGTGATTACAAACGGATTTTTGAGCGTAGATGGTAGAAATTCTTTATCGAAAATATAAAAACCATCTTCCTGCAAGGTTCCATCAGATAATACATATTTAACGACTTCCATAGTATTTGTATTACCTGAAGTTTGCTTTGAACCATGTCCGGTCGTGAGCCAGTTAAGCGAGGCGCCCGTTTCAAGTGCGCACTGGATTACCCATTCAGCAGGGAATGAGTCACGCATATAGCGTGTGGCGAGAGTACTTTTAGAGATTCCTAAGTGATCGCACAACGCCTGTCGAGTCTTGAAGCCATATGCTTCTACCATGCGCTCTATAGCGCCTCGTCCGCCTTTCTCCAAACTCATGGTCACTCCAAGTGAACTTTTGTCTTGACGATTTCATTATGCGATCGCATGTTTATGGTGTTCACAAAATGCAAACGATCCGTATTCGTCCTGATTAATCAACATTAAACGAGGAATGTTGCATCATGAAACCTAACATTTCAATCACTCTTACCACGCCTCATGTGACTATTGAACGTTATAGCGAGCTGACAGGGCTATCCATCGATACTATCAATGACATGTTGGCTGATGGACGTCTTATCCGTCACCGTCTGCGGAAAGATAAAAAACGCGAAAAAGTGATGATCAACATAGCAGCCATGACCGTTGATGCGCTTTCAGAATGCAATCTAAACCTTAATTAGTTCGATTCTGAAATACATCAGAGGCATTGACCATGTTTGATTACCAAGTTTCCAAACACCCGCATTTTGATGAAGCCTGTAGAGCTTTTGCACTTCGTCACAATATGGCGAAGCTGGCAGAACGTGCAGGAATGAATGTCCAGACTCTGCGAAACAAACTCAACCCAGATCAACCGCATCAGCTCAATGCGCCAGAAATCTGGCTGCTTACCGATCTGACTGAAGATTCAACGCTGGTAGATGGCTTTCTGGCACAGATTCACTGCCTGCCATGTGTACCGATTAATGAGGTGGCAAAAGAGAAACTGCCGCATTACGTCATGAGTGCAACTGCAGAGATAGGGCGTGTCGCGGCAGGTGCGGTTTCTGGCGATGTAAAAACCAGTGCAGGCCGTCGTGATGCGATCAGCAGCATTAACTCTGTTACACGACTGATGGCGCTGGCTGCTGTTTCATTGCAGGCCCGTTTACAGGCTAATCCTGCGATGGCGAGTGCAGTTGATACCGTGACTGGCCTCGGTGCTTCATTCGGTTTGCTGTGAGGTGCTTATGCTGACGAAAGAACCATCATTTGCATCGCTGCTGGTAAAACAAAGTCCGGCAATGCACTACGGTCACGGCTGGATCATGGGTGAGGATGGTAAACGCTGGCATCCGTGCCGTTCACAAGATGAATTGCTGGCAGAACTATCAACGAAAAAACGGGGGAACCAATGGCTATTGAAGGCGCTGCGGCGACTGTTCCATTAAGCCCCGGTGAACGCCTGAATGGACTTAATCATATTGCGGAATTAAGAGCGAAAGTTTTTGGCCTGAATATTGAGTCAGAGCTTGAGCGGTTTATTAAAGATATGCGTGATCCACGGGATATCAATAATGAACAAAATAAACGGGCACTGGCTGCCATATTCTTTATGGCAAAAATTCCAGCTGAACGTCATAGCATCAGCATTAATGAGCTGACCACTGACGAAAAGCGGGAGCTGATTAAAGCAATGAATCATTTTCGTGCAGTGGTGAGCTTATTTCCCAGACGGCTAACCATGCCGAATTAACCAACTAATGAAATTCATGGCGTAAACCCGCCAGGCATCCCTTTATCTAAATTCAGGAGAATTGATTATGCGTAATATTGAAACCCTCACGACTAAAACCGGACCGGATGATGCAGGGCTTAATATTTTACTGACAGAGGCTCGTCTGGAAGAACGCCGGGCAAGGGCTGAAGCAATGGCAGCTCGCCTTGATAGCCTGGCGTGTCATATCACATCCCGCCAGCTAAACCACGTCGAAGCGGCAGAACTGCTGCGTGTGACTGCTGAAGCAATCCAGAACGAAGCGCAGGAGATCCACTGATGGCTGATGCAATGGATCTCGTACAGCAGCGCGTTGAAGAAGAACGCCAGCGTCATATCCGTGCTGCCCGCGCCAAAACGCCGGGCGTATCCCGCGTGCTTTGCATTGAGTGTGAAGCACCAATTCCGCCAGCACGACGTCGCGCCATTCCGGGTGTGCAGCTTTGCATTACCTGTCAGGAAATCGCAGAGCTGAAAGGCAAACATTACAACGGAGGTGCTGTATGAGCACCATCCTGAAATGGGCGGGTAATAAAACCGCCATTATGCCAGAACTGAAAAAATACCTTCCTGCTGGCCCGCGACTGGTTGAACCTTTCGCGGGTTCTTGTGCTGTGATGATAGAGACGGATTACCCCAGCTATCTTGTTGCGGATATTAATCCTGATTTAATCAACCTCTATAAAAAGGTTGCTGCTGATTGCGAGGCGTTTATATCTCGTGCCAGAGCTTTATTTGAGGAAGCAAACAGGGAGGTGGCTTATTACAACATAAGGCAGGAGTTTAATTACTCCACTGAAATTACTGATTTCATGAAAGCGGTATATTTCCTGTATCTCAATCGTCATGGTTACCGTGGGTTATGTCGCTATAACAAGAGCGGGCATTTCAACATTCCCTACGGGAATTATAAAAATCCGTATTTCCCTGAAAAAGAAATTCGCAAATTTGCAGAAAAAGCCCAGCGAGCAACGTTTATCTGCGCCAGCTTTGATGAAACGCTGGCGATGTTGAAGGCGGGGGATGTGGTGTATTGCGATCCGCCTTATGACGGTACGTTTTCCGGCTATCACACTGATGGCTTCACTGAGGATGACCAGTATCACCTGGCATCCGTTCTTGAACATCGATCATCTGAAGGTCATCCGGTCATTGTTTCTAACAGTGACACATCCCTGATTCGTTCGCTGTATCGCAATTTCACTCACCACTACATCAAGGCAAAACGCAGCATCGGCGTGTCGGCTGGCGAGAGTAAATCTGCAACAGAAATCATTGCTGTTTCCGGGGCGCGCTGCTGGGTGGGATTTGATCCTTCGCGTGGCGTGGATAGTTCTGCTGTGTACGAGGTGCGTGTATGAGTCATGATGATATGAGCAACTCTAGCGGCTTTAACGAGGCCGCTGCAGCATTTTCATGGAACGGCCCGAAAAAGGCCATTAACCCTTATCTGGATCCGGCGGAAGTTGCGCCGGAGTCTGCACTTTCAAACATGATCACTCTGTACGCTGCCGATAACGAGCAGGAACAGCTGCGCCGCGATGCACTGAGTGAGCAGGTCTGGGAGCGTTATTTCTTTAATGAATCCCGTGATCCTGTCCAGCGCGAAATGGAGCAGGATAATCTCATTAGTCGGGCAAAGCTGGCGCATGATCAGCAGCGTTTTAACCCGGACATGGTCATTCTGGCGGACGTCAGCGCCCAGCCCACCCACATCAGCAAGCCGCTGATGCAACGTATCGAATACTTCAGCAGCCTGGGCAGGCCAAAGGCTTATTCCCGCTATTTGCGTGAGACGATTAAGTCATGTCTGGAGCGACTGGAGTATGTACGCGACAGTCAGCTATCCGCTTCTTTCCGTTTTATGGCAAGCCATCAAGGGCTTGAGGGCCTGCTGATCCTGCCTGAAATGAGTCAGGATCAGGTAAAACGCCTGTCCACCTTGGTAGCAGCGCATATGAGCATGTGTCTTGAGGCCGCTTGTGGTGATTTGTATGCCTCCGATGACGTTAAGCCAGAAGAAATCCGCAAGACATGGGAAAAGGTGGCAGCGGAAACCCTGCGTCTGGATGTTATCCCGCCTGCGTTTGAGAAACTCCGTCGGAAAAGAAACCGCCGCAAACCCGTGCCCTATGAACTCATACCGGGTTCGCTGGCACGTATGCTTTGCGCCGACTGGTGGTATCGAAAATTGTGGAAGATACGTTGCGAATGGCGGGAAGAGCAGTTGCGTGCTGTCTGCCTGGTCAGCAAAAAAGCATCTCCCTATGTCAGCTATGAAGCAGTGACGCATAAACGTGAGCAGCGCCGCAAGTCGCTGGAGTTTTTCCGTTCTCATGAACTGGTGAACGAAGACGGCGACACGCTGGATATGGAAGACGTGGTAAACGCCAGCAGCAGCAACCCGGCGCACCGCCGCAATGAGATGATGGCCTGTGTTAAAGGTCTGGAGCTTATCGCGGAAATGCGTGGTGACTGCGCCGTTTTCTACACCATTACCTGTCCGTCACGTTTCCATTCTACGCTCAATAACGGCAGACCAAACCCAACCTGGACAAATGCGACGGTAAGACAAAGCAGCGATTATCTGGTCGGCATGTTTGCTGCATTTCGTAAGGCTATGCACAAAGCCGGGTTGCGCTGGTATGGCGTGCGGGTGGCTGAGCCGCACCATGACGGTACTGTGCACTGGCATCTCATGTGTTTCATGCGCAAAAAAGACCGCCGCGCCATTACTGCATTGTTGCGTAAGTTTGCCATCCGTGAAGACCGCGAGGAACTGGGCAATAACACGGGTCCACGCTTTAAGTCTGAGCTGATAAACCCGCGCAAAGGAACGCCGACAAGCTACATCGCGAAATACATCAGTAAGAACATTGACGGACGTGGTCTGGCTGGCGAGATCAGCAAGGAAACGGGTAAATCCCTGCGTGATAACGCCGAATACGTTAATGCCTGGGCGTCTCTGCATCGTGTTCAGCAGTTCCGCTTCTTTGGTATTCCGGGGCGTCAGGCGTACCGTGAACTTCGCTTGCTGGCTGGTCAGGCGGCAAGGCAACAGGGTGACAAAAAAGCAGGTGCGCCGGTACTGGATGACCCGCGCCTTGATGCCATCCTGGCTGCCGCTGATGCTGGCTGTTTTGCCACCTACATCATGAAGCAGGGCGGCGTACTGGTTCCCCGCAAATATCACCTTATCAGAACAGCTTATGAAATTAACGAAGAGCCGACCGCTTATGGCGATCACGGTATTCGTATTTATGGCATCTGGTCACCCATTGTACAGGGCAAGATCTGCACTCATGCAATGAAATGGAAAATGGTTCGTAAGGTCGTTGACGTTCAGGAGGCGGCAGCCGACCAGGGCGCTTGCGCCCCTTGGACTCGTGGCAATAACTGTCCCCTTGCTGAAAATTTGAACCGACAGGAGAAAGATAAATCAGCTGATGGGGACCCCAGAACGGACATTACCCGCATGGATGACAAGGAGTTACACGATTACCTGCACAGTATGAACAAAAAGGAGCGCCGGGAACTGGCTGCAAGGTTACGTCTGGTGAAACCGAAACGGCGTAGAGACTACAAACAGCGAATTACAGACCATCAACGACAGCAGCTCGTCTATGAACTGAAATCCAGAGGATTTGATGGCAGCGAGAAAGAGGTCGATTTACTCCTTCGCGGCGGCAGTATTCCGTCAGGAGCTGGCCTGCGTATCTTCTATCGGAACCAGCGTTTGCAGGAAGATGATAAGTGGCGGAACCTGTATTAATTACGCTGGTTAACAATTCGTGCTCTTAATAATACCAGGCATATCAGGCTGATAAGCGTAAAAAAAACGTTTTACATCAGTAAGATTATTATATACTGTAAATATAAACAGTGGTTATACATACAGCATTGTGTGTGGTGTCATAGGAGGAAAGATGCAGGACTATTTTTTGGAGTCTTTGAAGCTCCAGCGCATTGATTTTTTTCTTAAGCTTGTAGCGGCTAGTGAGTGTAGTGATGAAGAGAAGGGGCTGGCTCTGCAGTGGGTTTCTGAATTGACTGATGAACTTATGGCAAAAATCAGAAGCCACGAATACAACCGCTCAATGGATGTCATCAGCTGAGGTGACTTTTATGCGCATTGAAATAATGATCGATAAAGAGCAGAAGATTAGCCAGTCTACCCTGGACGCCCTTGAATCCGAGCTTTACCGCAATCTGCGCCCCCTGTATCCCAAAACGGTAATTCGCATTCGCAAAGGTAGCTCTAACGGTGTGGAACTAACCGGACTGCAACTGGATGAAGAAAGAAAACAAGTGATGAAAATTATGCAGAAGGTGTGGGAGGACGACAGCTGGCTGCATTAAGAAACGTTGCCCCCAGGAGGATTCATTCTGATGGGGGCTAGTTTGGGCAATGAGTGAAATAAGGCGTAAGGTGGGCGGTTATTTTGATAAGTGATCGTCCGCTTTGTGTCAGAAGCAGAAGTGGGAGTGTCTGAGACTCTCTAAAAGTTGATGATTCACTTACAAAACCATTTTCCTGATGAATGCTTACACTTACGAATGATCATTCTGTTTAGTCTTCATGAGAAAATCCCGAATCTTTGCCAAGTTTGAATTTTCGGGGATTGAATCCATGTACGGATCACGCTCAAACACTAATTGCTCAGATTCAACGAAAGCCTGCCACTCTACTGGGTCTAGCTCAAATCCCATTGCTGTCATATCACTTTCATCTTCCCCCTCGATCCAGTGGACTAAATAAAACAATTCATCATCAGGAGAATCATCCTCACCATCAACAATATCAACATCGGTTACAGTGATACGTAGGGTGGGATCGATTTTTGAGACATAAATTCCTAACTGTGGTATAGGGGGAATATTGTTCATGGAAACTCCTTTTATTGGTGTTTGCTATTTGAATAAAAATACGCCAAACAGAGTGTTAACTGTGAATATGGAAAGAATCGTTGTAAGTACCCCGCTTAGGTGTCCCATTCTATTTTAGAGGTTCTCGTGCATATGGATTATGTTATCTGAAAGCTAACTTCCGCTTCCCGTTCACAGCGAACATTCATCTTTGTAAACCCGTATGATCCGTTTTTCAAGTGGCCATTCAGATACGGATTTTCACTTCCTTGACAGTGCATGACTATGCTGCATGAAATCGCATGATCGATTGAGGATCGTCTTTGCTCAGATCCGCCAGAACTGGCGGGCTTTTGCTCATGTCATGCATGTGCATGAAAACCACTGCATAAAGCGGGCAGGCGTGGCGGGGATACGAGCGCGCGCTAACTCTTGGCTTTGTTTCATAATCAAAAATGTGATCATTGAGATTATTCTTAAATTTGTGTTTGTCTATGAAATATCATTTCGCTTAACATTGTTTGAGTTAGGACTACATGAGAATAAAGAATGCTTTTACCCGTAAGTATTACATCGTGTGGCTTGTATCACCCCTACTGGCATTTGGGAGAGCGCAACCCTCATAGCGATGAACTATCAAGGCAGATGATGGATTTTAAGGATGAAAATAATCGTAATCATCAAAGGGCCATTAACCGTTTTTCTCGATTAGCTATAGATAAGGTTGGGCGGTTAGTAATCAGAGGTGGCGGTGGGCGTTTTGTTGAGTCTCCTTTTTCGATAGCAGTTGTCCCGTCTCACACTGAAGGCAGAATTTCACCGGCTTTGATTGAGGTCGCCGAGCGAATCGTAAATGTTCACCGTCGGGGCATTGTTGATTGCTGTTTGGAAAGAACACGCACTGTTCCTAGCGCACATCGTGAAGGAGGAGATCGCTCAATTACTGGTCACATGTCTAGTATCAGAGTTAGGGGTGGTAACCTCATGGGGCGAAATGTGTTACTACTAGATGATGTTAAAACAACAGGCGGTAGTTTGTCTGCGTGTTTTTATTTACTGGAGTCTGCAGGAGCTGGAGTTATAATGCCATTAGCTCTGCTAGAAACTGCAAACTATGAGGAGTAGCAAAGTGCACTCAGAAGAATTAAAAAATACACTTGGATTAGCTATTCAAATCGGGAAGCTAGCATCTGATCAAAGTGTATTAAAATTCTTTGAGCTTATCGATTTTGATGTTATTCGTGATATACGCGACTTAACTGAGATGGTTAATAGCCACGGGTTTCTAAAAGATAAAATATCTGAGACTGATTTTCTAATAGCGAACGCTGAATTGGAGAACCACCATGTTAATGGTGTGGAGCTAATACCATATGGGTCTGAATTCTATCCTCTTAGTTTAGCTTTTACTCCTAATCCACCATCAATTCTCTACATAAAAGGGGATAAAAGTATACTCAAAGAATTGCCGGGTGTCGCAATTGTAGGATCCCGTGATACCTCCCCTGCAGGGGAAGAAATAACGAGGCGGATCACTAATCAGATAGTGTCTGCTGGGTATATTGTTGTAAGTGGGTTAGCAATAGGCACTGATGCGAATGCCCACAAGGCAACGTTACAGGCAAAAGGAAAAACCATTGCTGTCTTGGCGCATGGTCTTGAGGAGGCTAAGCCGAAGCAAAACAGTCGACTTGCTCAAGAGATTCTGGATAAAGGTGGTGCATGGATTTCTGAGTATCCTATGGGTCGGCCGGCCCAGAAACAATCATTTGTACAAAGAAATCGGATACAAGTTGGATTATCTGCAGGTTCAATTTTAATCGAGGCTGCGTTAAATAGCGGAACGATAACTCAAGCTGAGTTTGCAAATAAGGCGAAAAGACCAGTGTTTGCGGTTGTACCTCACCTACCTAATAATCCGCTTAATCTTAATTGTGAGGGAACAGTTGATTTAGTTAAGAGCAACATGGCTAGAGCGCTAAAAACAAAACGGGATTATGATGATGTGATTATGATCATAAATGAGTCCCGGGAGTATTTGTTAGAGCTAAAATGGCCAGGGAAACAGAGTACATTAGACTTGATTTAAAGCGCCTCTTTTAGAGGCACTTTGCTAAATTTGATATCTCTCGAATTTTATAATTTCTTCACCGCTCCAATGATTAAATTCTTTCATTCTTTTTTGTAATGGTAATAATTCATTTTTCACAAATACCTTACTAGCTTTTTCTACATCCCCAAATCCCCCAACATTATTAGGCATTATCCCCATCATTTGTGGCGGCACACGATGCGCTGCCATCATGTCATCCCGACTCACGTTCTTGATGTTAAGAAATTCATCCTTCGCCGCGACTTCTGACAACGGGATGATCTGAAGCCCGTCCTTTTTGCCGTTAGGCGAGTACATAAACAGGTTGCGGAAGTTGCCAGGGCCTTTGGCGCTTTTCATCGCATTGCGGAGGTTGTTCACATCCTCCTGGTTCTGCGCGGCATCGGTCATGTACATGATGAAGCCTGCATGACTGCCGTTAATGTAATACTTCCGGCGGAACAGCGTGGCGGACTCGTTGAGCAGGGCTGACGGAATGGCAGAAAGATAACCTGGCAGGCCGTAGATCTCCTGGTTGATGTCCGGTTCCATCAGATGAAAAATGCTGCCTTTCGTGAACTGATACGGCTGGGTTGTCATACCGTATTGCACAAACCAGTAGGTATCCAGGTCTAACCCGCGTCGGGTGTATTTTGCCAGAGCAGGCTCAAGGGCGATAACTTCACCGAAGCGGTTCGTGCGTTTCTCCAGGTAGGCGTTACCAAATACCAGATAGTCCTGCACAAAACGTGAAAAAGCCTGCTGGCTGAGCAGCGGGTGAGGGATGTAGGTACTGGTCAGAATATTGCATTTCACCGCAATCGGTGAGCTGTGATGCACGGCGGCGCGAAAGGTGCGCGCCAGCCCGTCAAAACTCACTGGCGGCTCATACCATCGATCTGTCTGTACGCATTCCACATAGTCCAGCAGTTCACGGCGGTCCAGAACAGGAACGGGATCGCCGAAGCTGAATGCTTCGGCTGAAGTCTGGCTTTTATGCTGGATCTGATTCATCGCCGCTACGCGGTTTTTTTTACTCTTTCCCATCAAAAAATCTCCACAATATTACTGGTATTGGCGGACTCGCCCTGCAGTGGTTCGTTAAACAGTGCGTGCATTGTTGCCCAGGCCAGATCGGCGTGGCTGGCTTCTTCGCTGCGGCTGGCTTCATAGGTCGGGCGGTTGCCACTGGCGGTGGTGGCGCGACGGATTGCCATAAATGACTGCGCTATGTCGGTGTGTCCGGCGTCAAACTCCAGACGGCGGTGGCTGATAATGTCGTAGGCCTTGAGTACCAGAGCGTTTTTAACGTTGGGGTTGTAGACAAACTCCCGGACGGCAGGAAAGAACGCTTTCACGTTCTCATAAACCCCGTGACCGACGCCTGTCGAGTCGATGCCGATATAGGTCACGTTGTACTGCTCGGTCAGTTTTTTGATTGCATCAGCCTGGGCGCGGAAGTCCATCCCGCGCCACTGGTGACGCTCAAGAATGCGAAACTTACCGCCTGGCACGGCTGGCGGTGCCACCACCACGCATCCGGCGCTGTCGCCGTTCTGCGTACCTTTTGCCGGGTCATAACCGATCCACACCTCGCGCCAGCCAAACGGGCGCAGGGCCAGTGCATGAAAGTCGGTCCAGACTTCCCAACTGTCCACCATGCACGCCTGCAGTTCGCTGAGCGGGAACACGGACGCGAGATCGTCCACGAACTCGCACATCAGCAGGTTCTGGTATTCGTCCGGGCTGTACTCCATGCGTAGCTGGTCGAGGTCGAACAGGTTACAGCCGCCGCGCACCGCATCTTCCACGGTGACTATCTGGCGGTATTGCCCGTCTGCGCACAGCAGGCCGGGGGCCAGATTGTTGTGGGACAGGTCGATGTCCACCTTATCGGCTTTGTTGCGCCCACGGTTAAACAGCGCACCGGACCAGAACGGATAAGCACTGTGTGTCAGGCTGGATGGCGTGGAAAAATAGGTTTGTCGCCATTTTTTGTGAATAGCCATACCGGAAGCCACTTTGCGCAGCTCCTGGAATTTCGGTATCCAGAAATATTCATCCAGATACAGGTTGCCGTGGTAACTCTGGGCCGTGCGGGCATTGGTGCCGAGGAAGTACAGTGTGGCCCCGTTAGGAAGCACCATCGGATCGCCTTTCAGCTCCACCTCGACTTCTTTGGCGAAGTCGATGATGTACTGCTTAAAGACGTGGGCCTGAGCCTTGCTGGCGGAAAGGAAAATCTGGTTACGCCCGGTTAGCAGGGCGTCAATCAGGGCTTCACGGGCAAAATAGAAGGTCGCGCCGATCTGGCGTGACTTCAGCAGGTTGCGGATGCGGTTGGTTTTTCCGGCTTCCCACCAGTGGCGCTGGTAGTTGAACATGGAGGAATGGAAGATTTCTTCCAGCTTCTCAATCTGTTCATCGGTGAAAACGTTCTTTTCCGGCTGACGGCGCGGGCCTTTGTTGCGGTTGGCGACGTTAGGGTTTAAGTCGGCTTCGTTGCCGCCATTGTTAAACTTGCCGATCCGCGCATGGCGCTCCGACTGGCGCGCCAGCAGGTCAATCTCTTTGAAATCTTTCCCTTCTTTGTGCTCCTTCATAATGAGCTGACAGTAGCGTGCGGCGGTGGTGAGCTGCATCTGATCCAGCGGCCCATAGTCACCCCACTTGTCGCGTTTTTTCCAGCTGTGAACGGTTGCAACTTTCTCGCCCAGCATTTCAGCAATGCGGGCGACGCGGTATCCCTGAAAGTACAGCAGCATGGCCTGCCGACGGGGATCGAGATCTGCGGGTGTCAGTGTGGTGTTCATGGCACAAACCTACAGCCTTGAATGAAGGCTTTCCCCGCCTGCGGTTTGTGTGGTTGTCGGTACAAATACCGCGCATTGTTTCACTGCCTCCATCACCGCAACCATAAGGCTCCAGTAAGTTTTTTCTAACGGAGCACGGCTCATGACAGTGAAAGCAAAGCGTTTTCGCATCGGGGTGGAAGGTGCCACCACCGATGGACGCGAAATCCAGCGTGAATGGCTGGAACAGATGGCAGCCAGCTACAACCCGGCGGTGTATACCGCGCTGATTAACCTTGAGCACATCAAGTCTTATCTGCCGGACAGCACCTTTAACCGCTACGGCAAGGTGACGGCGCTGTTTGCTGAAGAAATCACGGAAGGTCCGCTGGCAGGCAAGATGGCGCTGTATGCCGACGTTGAGCCAACGGAGTCCCTGGTGGAGCTGGTGAAAAAAGGCCAGAAATTATTCACCTCTATGGAAGTCAGCCCGAAGTTCGCTGATACGGGCAAAGCCTACCTGGTCGGCCTGGCTGCCACTGATGACCCTGCCAGTCTGGGCACTGAAATGCTGACATTCAGCGCCAGTGCAGCCCATAACCCGCTGGCAAACCGCAAGCAGAATCCTGCCAATCTCTTTACCGCTGCAGAGGAAACGGTGATCGAACTGGAAGAAATCCAGGAGGACAAACCGTCCCTGTTTGCCCGTGTCACGGCGCTGTTCACCAAAAAAGAGCAGTCCGATGACGCCCGGTTCTCTGATGTGCATAAGGCCGTGGAACTGGTCGCCACTGAGCAGCAGAACCTGAGTGCGCGCACCGAAAAATCCCTGTCTGAGCAGGAAGAACGCCTGTCTGAGCTGGAGACTGCCCTGCAGGCACAGCTGACCGCCTTTAACGAACTGGTGGACAAGCTGAGCCATGAAGACAGCCGCCAGGACTACCGCCAGCGTGCAACAGGCGGTAACGCCCCCGCTGACACTCTGACCAATTGCTGATGGAGCACAAAACCTGATGAAGAAGAATACCCGCTTTGCTTTTAACGCTTACCTGCAGCAGCTGGCGCGTCTGAACGGTGTGGCAGTTGAAGAACTGTCCAGCAAGTTCACCGTGGAGCCGTCCGTGCAGCAGACGCTGGAAGACCAGATCCAGCAATCCGCCGCATTCCTGACGCTGATTAACGTCACGCCAGTGACTGAGCAGTCTGGTCAGTTGCTGGGGCTGGGTGTTGGCAGCACCATTGCCGGAACCACTGATACCACCGCAAAAGAGCGTGAGCCTGTCGATCCGACGCTGATGGTCGATGTGGAATACAAATGCGAGCAGACCAACTTTGACACGGTGCTGACCTACGCGAAGCTGGACCTGTGGGCGAAGTTTCAGGATTTCCAGGTGCGTATCCGTGACGCCATCGTGAAACGTCAGGCACTGGACCGCATCATGATCGGCTTTAACGGCGTGAAGCGTGCGAAAACCTCCAACCGTAGTGAAAACCCGCTGCTGCAGGATGTGAACAAAGGCTGGCTGCAGAAAATCCGTGAGGATTCACCGGATCACGTCATGGGCAGCACCACCACGGGCGGCGAAACCACACCGGGTGCGGTGAAAGTCGGGAAAGGTGGCGAATATGCCAACCTGGACGCTGTGGTGATGGATGCGGTCAATGAGCTTATCGACGTGGTCTACCAGGACGATGACGATCTGGTGGTGATTTGCGGTCGTGAACTGCTGTCTGACAAGTATTTCCCGCTGGTCAACAAAGAGCAGGAAAACAGTGAAAAACTGGCTGCCGATATGATTATCAGTCAGAAACGCATGGGCGGTCTGCAGGCCGTGCGTGCGCCGTTCTTCCCGCCGAATGCGCTGCTGATCACCCGTCTGGATAACCTGTCCATCTACTGGCAGGAAGACACCCGCCGCCGTTCAGTTATCGACAACCCGAAACGTGACCGGATTGAAAATTTTGAATCCGTTAACGAAGCCTACGTGGTTGAGGACTACCGCTGCGCCGCACTGGTGGAAAACATCCAGATTGGCGACTTCAGCGCCGCCGCAGCAGAAACCGGAGCGTAATTCATGAGCCTGAGTCCCGCACGGCAGCATCGCCTGCGCGTTCAGGCTGAACAGGCCGCTCGTGAGGGCGGCAGTGTTCGCCACGCGTCGGGCTATGACCTGATGCTGCTGCAACTGGCGGAAGACCGCCGCCGTCTCAAGGGCGTTCAGTCCACGGTGAAAAAAGCGGAAATAAAGGTGGAGCTGCTGCCGAAATATGCCGCCTGGGCGGAGGGCGTCCTGGCTGCCGGAGGCGCTCAACAGGATGACGTGCTGATGTACGTGATGCTGTGGCGCATTGATGCCGGAGATTATGCCGGGGCGCTGGAGATCGGGCGTCATGCCCTGCGTCATGGCTGGGTGATGCCGCTGGGTAACCGCAACGTGCAGACCGTGCTGGCAGAGGAAATGGCAGATGCAGCGCAGAGCGCAATGCTTGCCGCCACCGGCTTTGATGCCGATCTGTTGCTGCAGACGCTGGAGCTGACAGACGGTCTGGATATGCCGGACCAGTCACGGACGCGTCTGCATAAAGCGATTGGCGCTGTCCTGAGTGAAAGCAATCCGGCTTCCGCCCTTAATCATCTCAACCATGCGTTACAGCTCGATCCCCGCTGTGGCGTGAAAAAAGACAAACAGCAGCTGGAGCGCAGACTGCGCAATGACAGCCGCTGACAGAACGTGCCCCCGCGCACGGGCGGCACGGGGTGGCGAAAGGCACTGCCACATCAAAACCCCGTCCACCGCCCTTTATTTCAGGAGAAAGCAGCATGAAGTTTGTTGCGCCAGAACAGGCACCGGAACAGGCGGAAATCATCAGAAATACGCCGTTCTGGCCTGATGTGGACCTGTCGGAGTTTCGCAGTGTCATGCGCACTGACGGCACGGTGACGCAGCCGCGTTTAAAGCAGGTTGCGCTGTCGGCAATTTCGGAGGTCAACGCAGAGCTGTATGAGTTTCGCAGACGCCAGCAGATGCTGGGGTATGCCTCGCTGGCAGAAGTCCTGGCGGAACAACTGGACGGCAAAAGCGAGCGCATTCAGCACTATTTCAACGCGGTTTACTGCTGGGCACGCGCCATGCTCAACGAACGTTACCAGGACTATGACGCCACGGCATCCGGTGCGAAGCGAGGCGAGGAACTGGCGGAAGCCAGCGGTGATTTATGGCGTGACGCCCGCTGGGCCATCAGCCGGGTGCAGGATGCGCCGCACTGCACAGTGGAGCTTATCTGATGAAAGTGCGTGCGCATCAGTATGACACGGTGGACGCACTTTGCTGGCGTCATTACGGGCGCACGCAGGGTGTCACGGAGCAGGTACTGAAGGCAAATCCGGGGCTTGCCGAATACGGCCCCTTTTTACCTCACGGGCTGCAGGTGGAGCTGCCGGACATTCCGACAACCACCACCGTGCAGACCGTCCAGCTATGGGACTGAATTATGACGCTTGAGCGAATCAGCGCCTTTATCACGTATTGCATCGCCGTCGTGCTGGCCTGGCTGGGCGATTTGTCCATCAAGGATGCCTCAACGCTGGGCGGCCTGATGATCGGTGTGCTGATGCTGGCTATCAACTGGTACTACAAACACAAAGCCTACCAGCTTCTGCGCGACGGGCAGATCTCGCGGGAGGACTATGAATCCATCAATCGTTAAACGCTGCCTTGTCGGGGCCGTGCTGGCTATTGCTGCCACGCTGCCGGGTTTTCAGCAGCTTCACACCTCCGTGGAGGGGCTGAAACTGATTGCCGATTACGAAGGCTGTCGTCTGCAGCCGTATCAGTGCAGCGCGGGTGTCTGGACCGACGGCATTGGTAATACGTCGGGCGTCATTCCGGGCAAAACCATTACGGAACGACAGGCAGCGGAAGGGCTGATCTCTAACGTGCTGCGTGTGGAGCGGGCACTGGAAAGGTGTGTGAAGCAACAGCCGCCGCAGAAGGTGTATGACGCTACGGTGTCGTTTGCCTTCAACGTGGGGACGGGCAATGCCTGCAGTTCCACGCTGGTGAAATTGCTCAATCAGCGGCGCTGGGCGGATGCGTGCCGACAGTTGCCGCGCTGGGTTTATGTAAAAGGTGTTTTTAATCAGGGGCTGGATAACCGCCGTGCGCGGGAGATGGCCTGGTGCTTACAGGGAGCAAACTGAAATGAAAAAGAAATTAATCAGCGGGCTGTTTCTGATGTTATGGATGGCGCTGTTAATCGCAGCAATGGTGTATCCGCATGGGATTTTTCCGGTACTGGCAGCGTCCGGCGTTTGGGTAGCCTGTTTGCTGACATGGGCGGTAATTCCGGTAGCACTGGCTGCGTTAATTAAGAATGGCCCGCTCTGGCAGGAGTTGAGGGCATCTTTGCTGAAGAAAATTACCCGAAAAGAAAACGTATTTATCAGCTGGGTGATGCGATTGCTGATTGTCGTCAGTCTCGCCTGGACGGGGTGGGCTATTACCCTGGTCTTTTATCTGCTGACCGTTATTGCCTTCTGGATCACCCGTAATCAGATGGCGCAACAGGTAGCAGCATGAACCGGTTGCTGCTGGTTGTGCTGACGTTATTACTGGCGGCGCTGGGCTGGCAGACGTGGCGGCTGGCTGATGCCAGCCGGACCATCACCACGCAGGCAGACGAGCTGCAGAGCAAAAGCCAGGCACTGGCAAAGAGCAACAGCCAGCTTATCAGCCTGTCCATTCTGACTGAAACCAATAACCGGGAGCAGGCGCGGCTCTATGCCGAAGCAGAACAGACCAGCGCGCTGCTGAGACAACGACAACACCGGATCGAGGAACTGAAACGTGAGAACGAGGATTTACGCCGCTGGGCTGATACTCCTTTGCCTGCTGACATTATCCGGCTGCGGGAACGTCCGGCACTTACCGGAGGTGCAGCTTACCGTCAGTGGTTGTCCGCGAGTGACGCCGTGTCGGCTGGAGCAGGCAGCGCCGCGCACTAACGGTGATCTGAACGCAATGCTGGATGAAACGGAGGCCGCCTGGGCGGTCTGTGCAGACAAAGTGGACATGATTATTGCGTGTCAGGAGCGAAACAGTGAACAAACCACAATCCCTGCGCCACGCCCTTAATAAAGCAGTGCCTTATGTCCGTAATAACCCGGACAAACTGCATCTGTTTGTGGATAACGGTTCGCTGGTTGCCACGGGGGCCAGCTCCATGTCATGGGAGTACCGCTACACCCTGAACGTGGTGATTGAGGATTTCAGCGGCGACCAGAATCTGCTGATGGCCCCGGTTTTGCTGTGGCTGCGTGATAACCAGCCCGATGCCATCAATAACCCGGCGTTACGGGAAAAGTTATTCACCTTTGAGGTGGATATTTTGCGCAACGATGTCTGTGATATCAGCCTTAACCTGCAACTGACGGAGCGTGTGCTGGTCAGCACTGACGGCAGTGTGTCGAGTGTTGAAGCGGTAGCGGAACCTGATGAACCTGAAGAAATGTGGACGGTGAAACGTGGCTGAACTGCAGAAGGTGGACGACTGGCTGAGTGCCTTGCTGGCGAATCTGGAGCCAGCCGCAAGAAGCCGCATGATGCGCCAGCTGGCGCAGGAACTGCGCCGGACACAGCAGCAGAACATCAGGATGCAACGCAATCCTGATGGCAGCAGCTATGAACCGAGGCGAGTAACAGCACGCAGTAAAAAAGGCCGTATCAAACGGCAGATGTTTACAAAACTTCGCACCACAAAATACCTGAAAACTGCCGCCAGCGCCGACTCTGCCAGCGTGCAGTTTGAAGGTAAGGTACAGCGCATTGCCCGTGTTCACCATTACGGCTTGCGTGATCGCGTCAGCCGTAAGGGGCCACAGATACGTTATGCTAAACGTAGGTATGTGAGAAGACCAGTTACATCCTTTCCACTCAAATTAGTCAGCGTATTGTCCAGCGGTTGTTTACCTGCCAGTGCATTAAGCATTGTCGTGGCAAAGTTCGGGTCATTCCCCAGCGCCGCCGCCAGTTCGTTCAGTGTATCCAGTGCCGCAGGTGCAGAACCCACCATTGCCGCAATCGCCGATTTCACAAATGCCGTGGTGGCAATTTGTGTATTGTTGACCGACTGTGCCGCAGTAGGTGCGGTTGGCGTTCCGGTGAGTGCCGGACTCGACAGCGGCGCTTTCAGTGCCAGCGCATTGTTAATGGTGGTACTGAATTTCGGATCATTGTTAATGGCTGCGGCTATTTCTTTCAGCGTGTCCAGCGTGGCTGGCGCACCATTAATAAGAGCCGTCAGAGCCGCCTGAACAAACTCGGTGGTCGCAATCTGCGTGGTGTTATTCCCTGCTGCTGGCGTTGGCGCTTTGGGTGTCCCGGTAAACGTCGGACTTTCTTTGGGTACATACTGTGAATGCGGGTCCGGTGCGGCAAGATGTTTTGCCATCTGATCATCCGCGTACACCTTCAGCTCCAGTGCCTTGTCATCCACATACTTGCGGGTTGCTAGCACTACAGCAGGGTCGATTTTCAGGGTGATATTGTCCGTGCTGCTGGTAATCAGCACCATGCGCACGGTCTGAGTGCGCCCGCTACCTTCAGCCAGTTGCGGCTTATAGCTTTCCGGGCAGTTGCCCACGGCAATCAATGCCCCGGACTCATCAAACAAGCCCACTTCACGTATCCACCAACCGCCCTCGTTTTCAGGAATCACCTGTTCGGCAATAATCTGACTGCTGTTCTGCGGGTCGATATAGAGCATATTCAGCGCAGCCCGGCGTTTCTCATTTACCAGTGCAGTCTGCTTTGAGTCTGGCGTTGGCAATACTCCGCCGCCATCGCCGACCGCCATATGGGTAATTTTTAGCGGCACACCGAGCGCGGCGGCGCTGGCAAGTTTCGCCGCGCCAATATCCGTCAGCAGGGTATAAAATTTTGTGCTCATGGATTCACTCTCATTGTGTCAATAACATGGACCGCCCCGCCTTCATGCGCGGTGCCGCCAGAAATAATTGTTTCGTTGATATACGGATAGATCGTGATTTCTTCGCCAAGATAGCTGGCGGCCCCCACCCAATGCGGACCGCTGGTCTGCAGATTGATGGACATGCCGATCATGTGACGGCTACATGGTTTGGCATCGCTTATCAGCCGCTCAAGTTCCAGATAGGTATCTTCAGTGATGCCCTGGTCCTGCACGCAGATATCCAGGCGAAACGTGCCCGGTGCCTCTCCGGTCTGCCACCACTCAATAATGCGGATCAGAAAGCCGAACGGCTCCACCACCCGCCGCACGGCACTGGTGGTTCCTTTATGCTGATGAATATAAAAAGCATCCTTCACCACCTGACGTTTGACGCTTTCTGTCCAGCCCTCGTCCCAGCGATCCACAGAGAACGCCCAAGCGAGATAAGGCAGGAAACTGACCGGACAGGTTGCCGGATTCCACAAGTCACGCAGCGGCACCTGCAGATCAGAAATCCCGCTGCAGGTTTGCGCCAGTCGGCGCTCCAGTGGCGTTGAACCCGGTGGCAGCAGACTATTCATCCGTACCCCCGTTGGTCACGCTCCACTGCGTACATGATGCCGCCTGCGTTTTGTTCAGGACCACATCTGCCAGCGGGGAAGCCAGCTCCACACGCTGAACACCCTCAACATGCAGCGCGGCAAAAATGGCGCTACGGCGAATATCCCGACCAAGCCGCGTCTGACTGGCGATGTACCTCTGCAGGCTGGCTTTTGCCGCTGCCATTACCGGCTCTGCTTCCGGCCCCGGATAGAGAAAAATGGTGGCTTCCACGCGGTACGGGATGATTTCCGCGCTGCGAACCGTCAGACGGTCAGCCACCGGGCGGACGTTCTCACTGTTCAGGGCTTTCTCCACCACATCCAGCAGGTCTTTTTCTGCTGTTCCGTCGCCTTCACGGCTTAGGACCGTAAGCACCACCTCTGCAGGTGCCGGACTGGTTGCACTGGCATCCGCCACCCGACCGTCGGCGCTTCGTGCATGAAACTCATAAGCGGCAGTTGGCCCAGCAACAGAAAGCCCTTCAAAGGCTGCAGGCACACGCAGGCGTAACGCTTCATCACTTTCCATCACAGCCGCAACGGGCGGTACAGCGTCATCATCAGCAGGTGTCACCGTCAGGCGTTTCACGTTGTAGTTAGCAGCGAGATGGTCAAGATCGCCGCCCATCGCGTAAGCCACCATCACAGCCTGCGCGGCTTCGTTAATGCGCTGGCGCAGAAGCAACTCACGGTAAGCGTTCTCCTGCAGCAATTTGGTGACGGGTTCAGATTCCAGTTCCAGCGTACGCATCACTGCTTCCTGCTCATCTTTCGGATGAAGCGCCACAAATTCTGCCTTGCGTTCGGCAAGCAGCGTCTCAAAGTCCGGCACATCCACAATCTGCGGCGCAGGTAACTGCGAAAGGTCAATCACTGCCATTCTCTGCTCCTGTTGATACGGAAAGGGAAACAGGCACACCGTTATTCCGCCGCCCGGTCAGCTCCACCACCATTGAACCGTCAAAATTGCTGTTGATGGTGATGGAATCCAGCGTCAGCCGTGGCTCCCAGCGACTCAGCGCCACATACACTGCCGACATGACCTGCAGGCGTAATGCCGGATTTTGTGGCTGATCTATCAGTGCCGACAGCAGGGAACCATATTCCCGGCGAGCAATGCGGCTACCCTGCGGTGTCAGCAGAATGTCCCGCACCGACTGGCGCAGATGGTCAATATCAGTAATGGCTTTACCGCTGGTATTGTTCATCCCGCTATAAAGCGTCATACCGGGCCTCCGGTTGTATCGCCGCCTTTCAGGACGCCAGTATGCTGATGCACATCAACCACGATCCCGTTAGAACTCATCGCACCGCCGCCCTGGGTAACGCCGCCATTGATCACTACTTCACTATTAATACGCGTGCGGTCAGCCTCCAGCACAAACTCACTGGTTTTCAGGGTGATATTGTCGGCAGCCTCAATAACCATGGATTTGATGCCCCTGACATACCAGCGCCCGGTGGCGGGTTCGTATTCAAACCAGCCACCGTCAGGATGTTCTGTCACGCAGGCGTCCGCCGACGTCGACGGTGGTGCGAACTGATTCGAATAGACAGCGGGCAGCGCAAAGGCGGTCTCCAGATTGCCGCCCAGACTCAGCAGCACCACCTGCTCACCTTCCGATGGTCGCCACCATGTCCGGGCATTCCCGGCACGCAGGGTCAGCCAGCTGATCCAGTTGGTTTCTAAGTCGCCTGTTTTCACCCGGCAAAGCCAGTTTTCCCTGTCCACTTCCGTGACTACACCAGTGCGGATCAGGTTGGTGATAAGGCGCATGATTTCGGTTAGTTGTGCATTCATCCTTCTATAGTTGCAAAGCAAGATTTTTTTTCATCGTTGTGGCAGTGTATGATTTTTGGCACAATTGAATTCTCATATGGAGATGACTGAAATGATCTTTGCTGCACGTTACTTGGTCGAGTTGCCTTATGTCCTCAATATTCCAGATGGTGATTATGATTTTCTATATGAAAATAACCATTTACGCTTAACAGTTCACAACGATTACTATGCACTATTTAAAGATGCAAGCTTATTCCCTCAAACCCTATTAATCGGTACCAGAGAACAACTACTACCACATCACACAAATGAAAGAGGGATAATGAAATGCCGGACTATTATTTCTCTCGCCAACTATTGGGAATGTTTTGACCTTTTAGAAATATCACATGAAGAACTAATCAACTCTATAAGAAACCAAATAAGGAAAGAAGATAACTTCCCATCTGTGGAAGATGCTGAGATGCTCCTATCCAAAATGAGCCAGCAAGATATAGATAAAAAAATAGAGTTAGAGAGAAAAATAAAAACTGCTAGAGAGATATTTCCACCTAAAAGATCAGAGGAATGTATCGGAATAATAAACCACTTTATAAAACAGTATAGAGTTGCCTTTAAAGATCAATTTGCAGACGAGATATCTCTTTATCAAGTTGGCTCAGGATTTACCAACGGAGTGTTACAAGAGCATTATTGCGATGGTATTAAGATAAGTGCAATTCCTTTAGTTGGAGTAATCACCCCATTAATGAGAGAAAGCTGGTATAAACACGATGAAAGTCTCATTGATAATTTCAAAAAACGTTTAATGTCAAATGAATTCAATGAACATCCTGAACTATTATTGATTAGAGCAGACAATCTTGTTCATAAAGGTGCATTTAGATCAGCCGTAATTGAAGCATCAGCAGGCCTTGAAAGCTATATTCTCAGAAAAATTATTAATGCCTTTCATCGCAATGGTATCAATGAATGCCAGACAAAAGAAACATTAAATAAAAACTGGAAGTTCGATGATAGATGTAAAAAACTATTCAAACAACTCTTTAACATCTCTGTACCCGAAATTGCGCCACTTGAGTGGCAACATGCAAATAAAAACAGGAAAGAATTACGTGACAAAATAGCTCATACATCACATGAACCAACAGAGAAAGAAACAAAAGAATTTATAAAAAGCATCAATTTATTAATTGAAAAAATAGACTCATACTTTAAGAAAATTAATGAATCTAACGAATCAAAAAATTTATGATTATCTCTTCTATAATATCAAAATCAGTATCATAAATTCCAAGTAACCTACGTTTATGAAAATGCAGAGATAATGGCTAACTGGCATCATCCACGGTTTTTATTCAGGGGATTGATCATGCTTATTGGCTATGTACGCGTGTCAACAAATGACCAGAACACCGATTTGCAACGTAATGCACTGAACTGCGCGGGATGTGAGCGGATTTTTGAGGATAAAATCAGTGGCACTAAGTCCGACAGACCGGGGCTTAAAAAACTGCTCAGGACACTATCGGCAGGAGACACTCTGGTTGTCTGGAAGCTGGACAGGTTGGGGCGCAGTATGCGGCATCTTGTTACGCTGATAGAAGAGTTGCGTCAGCGTGGCGTGAATTTCCGAAGCCTGACTGACAGTATTGATACCAGCACCCCAATGGGCCGTTTCTTTTTTCATGTCATGGGGGCCCTGGCTGAAATGGAACGCGAACTGATAGTTGAACGTACCATGGCAGGGCTGGCTGCAGCTCGTGCCAAAGGCAGAGTAGGTGGACGCCGTCCTAAGTTGACCACCGAACAGTGGGCACAGATTGGGCGTTTACTCGAGGCCGGAGAATCAAGACAGCGTATTGCACTGATTTTTGATGTAGGCGTTTCTACCATTTATAGAAAATTTCCGGCAAATAAGAGCAATGAATCCCCCTGAATCAGCATTATTTTGATTATCCCTGCAAGCAGACAAATACCGTCATTTTGTGTGAATAACGGTACAACTGCGCTTAGCTGTTTGTCAGGCACAATCACTTCAACATAGGGCGAAGCCTAATCCAATCAGGAGGTTCGCCACTATGGTTCAGGATTACCACCACGGGGTGCGCGTTGTTGAAGTCAACGAAGGTACCCGATCCATTACCACGGTGAGCACCGCCATCGTGGGCATGGTCTGCACGGGCGATGATGCCGATGCAAAAATGTTTCCTCTTAATAAACCCGTGCTGATCACTGATGTGCTGACTGCCAGCGGTAAAGCGGGTGAGTCCGGCACGCTGGCCCGTTCGCTGGATGCCATCTCTGACCAGGCAAAACCCGTGACCGTTGTTGTGCGTGTGCCGCAGGGTGAAACGGAAGAAGAAACCACGACCAATATCATCGGCGCAGTGACTGCTGAAGGTAAAAAAACAGGCATGAAAGCCCTGTTATCTGCCCAGACACAGCTCGGCGTTAAACCGCGCATTCTCGGCGTGCCAGGTCACGATAACAAAGCCGTTGCGACTGAGTTGCTGAGTGTGGCGCAAAGCCTGCGTGGGTTTGCCTACCTGTCAGCGTATGGCTGCAAGACGGTACAGGAGGCGATCACTTACCGTGAAAACTTCAGCCAGCGCGAAGGAATGCTGATCTGGCCCGACTTTACTGGCTGGGACACGGTGCTGAATGCCGAAGCAACGGCATATGCCACCGCCCGTGCGCTTGGTCTGCGTGCCAAAATTGATGAGCAGACCGGGTGGCACAAAAGCCTGTCCAACGTGGGCGTGAACGGTGTCACCGGAATTTCTGCAGATGTGTTCTGGGATCTGCAGGACCCGGCAACCGATGCAGGTCTGCTGAACCAGAACGACGTCACCACGCTTGTGCGTAAAGACGGTTTCCGCTTCTGGGGTTCCCGCTGCCTGAGTGATGACCCGCTCTTTGCCTTCGAAAACTACACCCGCACGGCGCAGGTGCTGACGGACACAATGGCAGAAGCGCACATGTGGGCAGTGGACAAACCGCTGAACCCGTCGCTGGCGCGCGACATTATCGAGGGCATCCGCGCCAAAATGCGCAGCCTGGTCAGTCAGGGGTATCTCATTGGTGGTGATTGCTGGCTGGACGAGTCGGTGAACGACAAAGACACTCTGAAAGCCGGAAAACTCACCATCGACTACGACTACACGCCAGTGCCGCCACTTGAAAACCTGATGTTGCGTCAGCGCATCACCGATCAGTACCTGGTGAATTTCGCCAGCCAGGTCAGCGCGTAAGGGGACAACATGGCTTTACCACGCAAATTAAAACACCTGAACCTGTTTAACGACGGGAACAACTGGCAGGGGATCGTTGAGTCGCTGACGCTGCCGAAATTCACCCGCAAATATGAGAAGTATCGCGGTGGCGGAATGCCGGGGGCAGTGGATGTGGATCTGGGGCTTGATGACAGTGCGCTGGACACAGAATTTACCATTGGTGGTACTGAACTGCTGCTGTTTAAGCAGATGGGCAAAGCCACGGTGGATGGCATCCAGTTGCGCTTTACCGGCTCTATCCAGCGTGACGATACCGGGGAAGTGCAGGCCGTGGAGCTTGTGGTGCGTGGACGTCACAAAGAAGTGGATTCCGGTGAGTGGAAGACGGGCGAAAGCAACACCACCAAAGTGACCAGTACCAACAGCTACGCGAAGCTGACCATCAATGGTGAGGTGCTCTATGAAGTGGACCTTATCAACATGGTGGAAATTGTGGACGGTGTGGACCTGATGGAAGCGCACCGCAACGCCCTCGGCCTCTGATATATCTGAACGGCGCGGGATACCGCGCCAGAACCCAATTGACAGGACAGCAAAATGAGCGATAAGCAGACTGAAAAGACCATTCAACTGGATACCCCCATCAAGCGCGGTAAAACAGAAATCACCGAAATTGTGCTGCGTAAACCGCAGTCCGGTGCGCTGCGCGGTACACGCCTGCAGGCCATTATGGATATGGATGTAAACGCGATGATGACCGTGATCCCCCGCATCTCCAGTCCGGCACTGACTGCACAGGAAATTGCAGAGATGGACCCGGCAGATCTCACTGCCATGTCGGTTGAGGTTGTCACTTTTTTGTTGAAGAAGTCGGTGCTTGCCGGTTTACCGACAGCCTGACGGTTGACGATCTGGTGGCAGATATCGCCACCATTTTTCACTGGCCGCCATCCGTTACTGACGTTATGCCGCTGACCGAAGTGCTGGAATGGCGGTATAAAGCGATTCAGAGAAGCGGGGCCAACGATGAGTGATAACAACCTGCGTCTGCAGGTCATTCTTAATGCGGTTGACAAGCTCACCCGCCCATTTCGATCTGCGCAGGCCAGTTCAAGAGAACTGGCTGCTGCTGTCAAAAAATCCCGCGATGCAATAAAGCAGCTTGATCAGGCCGGGAGCAGTCTGGACAGCTTCCGAAAGCTGCAGGCAGAAAATCAGAAATTAGGCGACAGGCTGAACTATGCCCGCCAGCGTGCAAATTTGCTCAGTCAGGAACTGGGAGCGATGGGGCCGCCTTCGCAACGTCAGGTTGTTGCTCTGGGCCGTCAACGGCTGGCTGTTCAGCGCCTGGAAGAACGCCAGAAAAAGCTGCAGCAGCAGACGGCGCTTGTGCGTGCTGAACTGTACCGGGCGGGAATTTCTGCGAAAGACGATGCGGGAGCAACTGCCCGTTTAGCCCGTGAAACATCACGTTATAACCAGGAACTTTCGAAACAGGAGGCGCGGCTGAAGCGACTGGGGGAAGCTCAGCGCAGGATGAATGCAGCGCGTGCCAGTTATGCCCGTTCGCTGGAGGTGCGTGATCGTATTGCAGGTGCCGGAGCCACCACCACGGCTGCAGGGCTGGCAATGGGTGCGCCAGTGATGTCGGCAGTAAAAAGCTATACCAGCATGGAAGATGCCATGAAAGGTGTGGCAAAGCAGGTCAATGGTCTGCGTGACGATAATGGCAACCGCACTGCACGTTTTTATGAAATGCAGGATGCCATCAAGGCTGCCAGCGAACAGTTGCCGATGGAAAACGGTGCGGTGGACTTCGCTGCACTGGTTGAAGGTGGTGCGCGCATGAACGTCGCAAACCCTGACGACAGCTGGGAAGATCAGAAACGTGACCTGCTGGCCTTCGCCAGTACGGCAGCAAAGGCGGCAACAGCCTTTGAGCTGCCAGCGGATGAACTGTCAGAAAGTCTGGGGAAAATCGCCCAGCTCTACAAAATCCCCACCCGCAATATTGAACAGCTCGGTGATGCGCTGAACTATCTGGATGATAACGCCATGTCGAAAGGGGCAGACATCATTGATGTGATGCAACGTCTGGGCGGTGTGGCTGACCGTCTGGATTATCGTAAAGCGGCGGCGCTGGGTTCCACCTTCCTGACACTGGGCGCTGCGCCAGAGGTTGCAGCCAGTGCAGCAAACGCGATGGTGCGTGAATTGTCCATTGCCACCATGCAAAGCAAGAGTTTCTTTGAAGGGATGAATCTGCTGAAACTCAATCCTGAAGTGATTGAAAAGCAGATGACGAAGGATGCGATGGGAACTATCCAGCGTGTGCTGGAGAAGGTGAACGCACTGCCGCAGGACAAGCGTCTGTCTGCCATGACCATGTTGTTTGGTAAAGAGTTTGGTGATGACGCGGCGAAACTGGCAAACAACCTTCCGGAACTGCAGCGCCAGCTAAAACTGACAGCGGGCAATGATGCGCTCGGCTCCATGCAGAAAGAATCCGACATTAACAAGGATTCACTTTCTGCGCAGTGGTTGCTGGTCAAAACCGGAGCGCAGAACACCTTCAGCAGCCTGGGCGAAACGCTGCGCCAGCCGCTGATGGATATTCTGTACACGGTGAAAAGCGTCACGGGGGCGTTGCGTCGCTGGGTGGAAGCTAACCCGGAACTGACAGGCACACTGATGAAAGCATCGGCTGTTGTGGCTGCGGTTACCGTCGGCCTCGGCACCTTAGCGGTGGCGCTGGCTGCAGTGCTGGGGCCGCTGGCAGTGATCCGTCTGGGATTCTCTGTGTTGGGTATCAAAACGTTATCTTCCGTTACGGCAGCAGTAACTCGAACCAGCAGCGCGTTGTCCTGGCTGGCTGGCGCGCCACTGGCACTGCTGCGACGCGGGCTTGCTTCATCGGGCAACGCCGCAGGTTTACTTACTGCGCCGTTGTCGTCTTTGCGCCGCAGGCATCACTGACGGGAAATGTCCTGAAAACTGTAGCAGGTGCGCCGGTTGCACTTTTGCGGTCTGGATTATCCGGTTTACGTGCTGTTGCTGTGATGTTTATGAATCCTCTGGCGGTACTGCGCGGTGGACTGGCCGCCGCAGGCACGGTGCTGCGAGTACTGGCATCTGGTCCACTGGCGATGCTGCGCGTTGCCCTGTATGCCATATCTGGTCTGTTAGGTGCTCTGCTCAGTCCGATAGGTCTTGTGGTTACTGCACTGGCGGGCGTGGCGCTGGTTGTCTGGAAATACTGGCAACCCATCACCGCATTTCTCGGTGGCGTGGTGGAAGGATTCAAAGCGGCGGTAGGTCCCGTCAGTGCAGCGTTCGAACCGCTTAAGCCTGTGTTCCAGTGGATTGGCGACAAAGTGCAGGCGCTATGGGGCTGGTTTACTGATCTGCTGACGCCCGTTAAGTCGACCTCTGCCGAACTGCAGAGCGCAGCGGCAATGGGGCGACGATTCGGGGAGGCACTGGCGGAAGGGCTGAATATGGTTATGCATCCGCTGGACTCCCTGAAATCCGGCGTTTCCTGGTTGCTGGATAAACTCGGCATTGTCAGTAAAGAGGCTGCAAAGGCGAAACTGCCGGAAAGCGTGACGCGTCAGCAACCTGCGACGGTGAATGCAGACGGTAAAGTGATGATGCCATCGGGTGATTTTCCGTCATGGGGATATGGCTTTGCGGGGATGTATGACAGCGGCGGCTATATCCCGCGCGGGCAGTTTGGCATCGTCGGTGAAAACGGGCCGGAAATTGTTAACGGCCCGGCAAACGTGACCAGCCGGAGAAATACAGCTGCACTGGCTGCCGTTGTCGCCGGAATGATGGGTGTTGCTGCCGCGCCAGCAGAGCTTCCACCGTTGCATCCTTTGGCGCTTCCCGCAAAAGGCGGTGAAGCGATGGTGAGTCGTGCAGCTACTGTGCCGCCCATTTACCGGATTGAAGCACCGACGCAGATCATCATCCAGACACAGCCAGGACAAAGTGCGCAGGATATTGCGCGGGAGGTGGCCCGCCAGCTTGATGAACGTGAACGCAGGCTGAAGGCAAAAGCCAGGAGTAACTACAGCGATCAGGGGGGATACGACGCATGATGATGGTGCTGGGATTGTACGTGTTTATGCTGCGCACCGTGCCGTATCAGGAGCTGCAGTATCAACGCAGCTGGCGACATGCGGCAAACAGCCGGGTAAACCGACGTCCGTCCACGCAGTTTCTGGGACCGGACAACGACATGCTGACGCTTTCCGGTGTTCTTATGCCGGAGATAACAGGCGGCAGGCTGTCGTTGCTGGCACTGGAGCAGATGGCAGAACAGGGGAAAGCATGGCCCCTGATTGAAGGCAGTGGCACGATTTATGGCATGTATGTGATTGAGGGACTGAATCAGACTAAAACGGAGTTTTTCCGCGACGGTATGCCGCGCCGGATTGAGTTCACCCTGTCGCTCAAACGGGTGGATGAATCCCTGTCCGATATATTCGGTGATCTCAGTGCGCAACTGAATAATCTGCAGGACACAGCAACGTCTGCCTTAAGCGATATCAGTAAAACGGTGGGAGGGCTGCTGTCATGAATTTCAGCTCTGAACTGCTTAACAAAGGCAACAAAACTCCCGCATTCAGCATCAGTATTGAGGGCAGGGATATCACCACTGTGCTGGATAACCGCCTAATGAGTTTGACGCTGACGGACAATCGGGGCTTTGAAGCGGACCAGCTTGATCTGGAGCTGGACGACGCCGACGGAAAAATCGTGCTGCCGCGCCGTGGTGCGGTTATTACGCTGGCGCTGGGCTGGAAGGGGCAGCAGCTTTTCCCGAAAGGGGCATTCACGGTGGACGAGATTGAACACACTGGCGCACCGGACCGCCTGACTATCCGGGCGCGAAGTGCTGATTTTCGTGAAACGCTGAATACCCGCCGTGAAAAGTCGTGGCACAAGACCACCGTCGGGGAAGTGGTGAAGGAAATAGCTGTGCGGCACAAACTGAAGATGGCATTGGGTAAAGACCTGTCAGATAAACCCGTGGAACATATAGACCAGACCAATGAGAGTGACGGCAGTTTTCTGATGCGGCTGGCGCGCCAGTACGGTGCTATTGCGTCGGTGAAAAATGGCAATCTGTTATTCATCCGGCAGGGACAGGGTAAAAGCGCCAGCGGTAAACCACTACCGGTTATCACTATCACACGTAAGGACGGCGACAGTCACCGCTTTACCCTGGCAGATCGCGGAGCCTACACGGGCGTAATTGCCAGCTGGTTGCATACCCGCGAACCCGCGAAGAATGAAAGCACCACGGTGAAGCGTAAGCGCAGGACTAAGAAGCAGAAGAAAGAGCCGGAAGCGAAGCAGGGCGATTACCTGGTGGGTACAGATGAAAACGTGCTGGTACTTAATCGCACCTATGCCAACCGGAGCAACGCCGAACGGGCGGCGAAAATGCAGTGGGAACGCCTGCAACGCGGCGTTGCGTCATTCTCGCTACAACTGGCAGAAGGTCGGGCAGATCTCTACACGGAAATGCCAGTGAAAGTCAGTGGCTTTAAACAGCCGATAGATGATGCGGAATGGACCATTACGACTCTGACGCATACCGTCAGCCCCGATAACGGTTTTACAACCAGTCTGGAGCTTGAAGTGAGGATTGATGATTTCGAAATGGAATGATTCTTCGCAATGGAGAACTTTTAAGTTTGCAAAATGGAATAATGCGGTATTATTGTGAATTTAGCAAAAATGGGGAGAACTCGAAAAATGATGATTTGCCCACTGTGTGGAAGTGCCGCCCATACTCGCAGCAGTTTTCAGGTATCTTCATTGACCAAAGAGCGTTACAACCAGTGCCAGAACATTAACTGCAGCCATACTTTTGTTACCCATGAAACTTTTGTTCGTTCGATTGCAACGCCAAAAGAGTCAAATCCGGTTCAGCCGCATCCAATGAAATCAGGACAGGTGGCGCTCTCTCTTTGACGCTGCCGCCATTTTGTCGCCATCGTTAAAAAACAGTGTTTCTAACATCATGATTTTAAACAGCTTAAATTTCAGGCAACAAAAAACCCATCAACCTTGAACCGAAATGGCGGGGTTGATGGGCTCCACAAAATGGGGACATCAAAGAAAAGCAGTGGCACTAATTAAGACTGATGCCCTGCGGAAAAGTTCTGCGGTTGTGCAAAAAAATTTCATTTTCAGGGCAACTTCAGTTTTATCCTAATCCTGGCCATACCATGACGATGATTGTCCCTGCCAGCGTCAGCAGGACGTTGGCGATTGCATAGGTGCCCGCATAGCCCAGCGCCGGGATGTTACTGCGAGCTGTATCACTGATGATCTCCATTGCCGGCGCGCAGGTGCGTGCGCCCATCATTGCGCCGAACAACAGTGCGCGGTTCATTCGCAATACATAAGCACCGAACAAGAAACAGATAACCACTGGCACAAGACTGACAATCAATCCGGCAATCAACATCTGACCGCCAATCGCGCCCAGGCCGTTATTAATACCGCTACCGGCGCTCAGACCAACGCCTGCCATAAACACCATTAAGCCGAACTCTTTCACCATGCTTAATGCACCCTGCGGAATGTAACCGAAGGTCGGGTGGTTAGCGCGCATAAATCCCAGCATAATTCCGGCGAATAACAACCCGGCAGCGTTCCCCATGCCGAAACTGAATGTGCTGAACTGGAAGGTGATCATCCCGATCATCAGCCCAATAACAAAGAAGGCGCAGAATGCCAGCAAGTCAGTGACCTGGCTGTGAATCGAGATAAAGCCGATGCGATCGGCGATGGTTTTTACGCGACGGGCATCGCCGCTGACTTGTAAAACGTCACCTTTGTTAAGCACGACGTTGTCATCTATCGGCATCTCAATCTGGCTACGAATGACGCGGTTAAGGAAGCAACCGTGATCGGTCAACTTCAGTTGTGCGAGACGTTTGCCAACGGCGTTATGGTTTTTAACGACCACTTCTTCAGTGACGATACGCATGTCGAGAAGGTCACGATCGAAAACTTCTTTGCCGTTACGGAAGCTGGGATCGAGTCGTGCGTGGGCGTCGGGATAGCCTACCAACGCTATTTCATCGCCCATTTGTAGCACAGCATCACCGTCTGGATTTGCCAGAATCCCGTTACGTCGAATACGTTCAATGTAGCAGCCAGTTTGTCGATAAATACCCAGTTCACGCAGATTTTTGCCGTCGGTCCAGGCCACCAGCTCCGGGCCGACGCGGTAGGCGCGGATCACCGGTAAATAAACCTTACGGTTGGCATCAGTGTCCAGGCCACGTTCGCGGGCGATTTGCTGGGCGCTGGTCTGTAAGTCCTGATGCTGCAATTTCGGCAAGTAACGCGCACCAACAATCAAACTCACCAGACCGATTAAATAGGTTAAGGCATACCCGAGGCTCAGATTATCCAGTGCCAGTGAGAGCTGCCTGCTTTCCATGCCGGAATGACGCAGTGTATCGCCAGCACCGACCAGAACCGGTGTCGACGTCATAGAGCCAGCTAACATACCGGCCGTCAGGCCAATATCCCAGCCAAACAGCTTACCTAACCCTAAGGCGATCACCAGCGCACTGCCAACCATCACCAGTGCTAACATTAGGTAATTTTTCCCATCGCGAAAAAAAATGGAAAAAAAGTTCGGTCCGGCTTCGACCCCGACGCAGAAAATAAACAGCATAAAGCCAAGATTAAGCGCGTCGGTGTTAATGCTGAAATGTTGTTGGCCTAATAACAGCGATACGACTAAAACGCCAATGGAATTACCCAGTTGGATCGAACCAAGTCGTAATTTCCCGAGACATAGCCCAAGCGCGAGGACCACAAATAATAACAGAATGTAATTCCCATTTAACAATTCGGCGACGTTTATATTCACGGAGGCTAACTTCTTGTTTACTAGTAAGCTGTTGAAAGAAATGGTAATTTACGATAATGTTTTTTACCAGAATTCAGGGCGCAGATTCATTCAGCGCACCTAAACGATAGTAAAGTAACAATATATTTTACTAGTGTAATCACATTAGGTATCAACGGCTATATGAATTGCGTTGGCCTATATTAGCATGGAATGCGAAGCGGCTTTATCTTACTGAACGCCACACTGGCGAAAAATGTGTTCGATAGACGCAGTGTCAGGAGGAACGAGTGAAACATAAACAACGTTGGGCGGGGGCAATCTGCTGTTTTGTCCTCTTCATTGTGGTGTGTCTTTTTCTGGCGACGCACATGAAAGGCGCTTTTCGGGCTGCCGGGCATCCTGAAATCGGTTTGCTATTTTTCATTCTTCCTGGTGCAGTTGCCAGCTTCTTTTCACATCGTAGAGAAGTCCTGAAACCTCTGTTTGGCGCAATGCTGGCGGCACCCTGTTCGATGCTCATTATGCGGCTGTTTTTTTCACCGACGCGCTCATTCTGGCAAGAGCTGGCATGGTTATTAAGTGCGGTGTTCTGGTGTGCGCTGGGGGCATTGTGTTTCTTATTTATCAGTAGTTTGTTTAAACCACAGCACAGAAAAAATCAATAAAGCCCTCAACGCGAGGGCTTGTCAGACGATCAGGCGTCCAGATTCTCTTTCACCCATGCAGCAAAATCGGTATAGCCGCCGATATGTTGCTGATCGACAAAAATCTGCGGCACGGTTTCTACGGGTTTTCCTGCCTTTTGTTGTAGATCTTCTTTAGTGATCCCTTCCGCACGAATATCTACATACTGATACTGGAAATCATCGCGTTCATTGCTCAATTTCTCAGCCAGATCTTTTGCACGCACACAGTAAGGGCAACCCGGACGACCAAAAATAACGGTTTGCAT